TAATCTGTCTGATGATACAATAAAACTTTTATGGGCAAATGCCGACGAGGATGACTAGAATGACACAATATGGACCAGAATTTTTTAGAAAGTTTGCTGATATAATTACAGAAGCAGAAGCACCACAACAGCTTGATGAAGGCATCGTGGATTCATTAAAAGCGGCAATGGCTAAACTTAAAGCAATTCCCGGAATTCAAAAATATATGCAAGCTGCTGAAGCTAAAAAAGCTCAGTTGATTCAAGCCGCGCAAAATAGTAGTAACGGTAAAGAATTATTAGCAAACATTAAACAAGCTATGGGCGGACAACAGTCTGTTGCTGAAGGGATAGTCGTGGGCGGAGTAAGTACAGCATTATTGGCGATGGCATCCCAAGTCTTTATGCAATCATATACGGCAATGGGCGCACCAAATCTATCAGCAATGGATCCTAGTTTAACTGGCGGTCCAATTCTTACGGGCTTCTTAATGCTTTTGGGCGCAGCTGCAATAGCCTACGGTATCGCCGCAGGCGTCAACGCAATAGTTAGCGATAGATAATATGTTCGCAGTTTTACCAAAAGGGCATTTTTTAATGCCCTTTCTCTTGACTATGCAATCAATATAACGTATTATTATTGTATAGGTGATAAATACTATTGTAGGTAGCGGGAAGTTACTTATATTAAGACCAACTTAAAACAACAGGAGTAATACATATCATGGCAACATCATTAGCAGAAATCAGAAAGTTACAAGCGCAAGACACACGTAGTTCAGGTAAATCATCAGGCGGCGGCGACAACGCAATCTACGCACACTGGAACATTGACGAAGGTGCAACAGCACGTATCCGTTTCTTACCAGATGCAGATCCAAAAAACACATTCTTCTGGGTTGAACGTAATATGATCAACTTAGAATTCGCTGGCATCAAAGGTCAGACAGACAGTAAAAAAACAACAGTACAAGTACCATGCGTTGAGATGTGGGGCGAATCATGCCCAATCTTAGCAGAAGTGCGTACATGGTTTAAAGACGCTTCATTAGAAGAAATGGGTCGTAAGTACTGGAAAAAGAAATCATACTTATTCCAAGGTTTTGTACGTGAGAATCCATTGAAAGATGATAAGACTCCGGAAAATCCAATCCGTCGTTTCATCATTAGCCCACAAATTTTCAACTTGGTTAAATCAGCATTGATGGATCCGGAGTTAGAAAACTTGCCAACAGACTACGCAGGTGGTTTGGACTTTACTGCTACTAAGACAAGTAAAGGTGGTTATGCTGACTACAGTACTTCAAAATGGTCACGTAAAGAATCTGCATTAACTGTAGACGAAGCTGAAGCAATTGAGAAACATGGTTTGTATAACCTTGCTGACTTCTTGCCTAAACGCCCAAATGAAGCAGAGCTTAAAATCATGAAGGAAATGTTCGAAGCATCAGTTGATGGACAACCATATGATGAAGAAAAATGGGGTGCGTACTTTAAACCACGCGGTTCATACACTGCAAATGCTCCGGCAACTACTACTGATGTAGCTGCACAACCAGCAGATCGCGCAGTTGTTTCTGAACACGTTGAAAGCATTCCAGCACAAAGTTCTGGTCAAGGCTATGTAGCACCTAACAGTGGTGCAGTAGCAACAGACGTTCCATTTGAAGCAGATGAAGTAGTAGTTAGTGCTCCAACAGCACCAGTTACTACTCCAGCAAGCGGTGGACAACGTGCTGAAGACATTTTAGCAATGATTCGCAATCGTCAAAAGACAGCTTAGTAGTTAATGTATAATGGGGGCGCAATGCCCCCAATTCGATTAAAGGATAATTTTGACTAAATTTCAATTAGTGTTTGCTTCGTCGGGTGATAGTATACCGTTCGAAGTTACTGCGAATCAAAATCTGTTTGATTATTTTGTAACGAAAATCAATACCGATAACGAAAATCAATTTTTAAATAATCACAAACTATCTAGTGTAGTAGAACAGCGGGTAGGTGCGCTACATACTAACATTAGTAAAGTTAATGAACTATTGCCATTATTAAATGTAACTCCGGTTGAAATTAATTTAGTGCCAGCTGCATATCTAGATCAGGACTATCTGAATAGGGTACATGCTGATTGGGTAATTTCTCAAAATATCGAATTAGATATTGATAAATTACGATTTTCGGATAATATAGAAACAGCTAAAATTGGCAATCGATTACATCATATGTATCCCGATGAAATTCGAATAGTAAAAATTGCAGAAGTACTAACAAAATTGGACTTTATTGAGACATACGAAGCTATTAATTTAGCAGTACATTCTTTAGAAAATACATTCAATTATGACTATCTATCATTTGACTCGCCGGCTAAGTGGGCTATATTTGACAATCCGTTTAAAGATAGTATAATAACTAATAACGGTGTTACTAATTTTAATTTTGGATATACCTATTTAGGTAGAAAATATTACGATAAGTTTGTAAATTTTGATAATGAATTAATATATACAGATCATTATAACTTTGAAAAGTTGGAATTTTCATTTAATATAAATTTAGCCAAGCCGCAGACTATTCCATTTAGCAATGAATTTTTGGAATGGTGTAAGAAGCATAATATACCTCCAATAGGCAATGAAATACCGATTGGCAATATCTTAGATTTAAACAAAAATTTATCGTTGTATAGAGAAATATTGTATAGAAATTCTAAAGAAAATAACAAAGCATCCATTGTATTACAATAAACAAGGAAAACATCATGGCAAAACCATTTGACGTAAGTAAATTTAGAAAGACCTTAACCAAGTCTATCGACGGGTTAGGATTTGGGTTCAATGACCCAACGGATTGGATTAGTACAGGCAACTATGCACTTAACTATCTAATCAGTAGTGATTTCAACAAAGGTATCCCACTGGGTAAAGTAACAGTATTCGCTGGTGAATCTGGCGCAGGTAAATCATACATCTGTTCGGGCAACGTTATCAAAAATGCACAAGATCAAGGTATCTATGTAGTACTTGTGGATAGTGAAAATGCATTAGATGAAAACTGGCTTAAAGCACTTGGTGTGGACACAGATGAAGGTAAATTGCTTAAACTAAGCATGTGTATGATTGATGACGTTGCTAAAACAATTAGTGAATTCATGAAAGAATACAAAACTCTCCCAGAAGATGGCAGACCAAAAGTGTTATTTGTAGTTGACTCGCTCGGTATGTTATTAACTCCAACAGACGTAAACCAGTTTGAAGCAGGTGAAATGAAAGGTGATATGGGTCGTAAACCTAAAGCACTTACATCACTTGTACGTAACTGCGTAAACATGTTTGGTAGTTACAACGTAGGGTTAATTTGTACAAACCATACATACGCTTCACAAGATATGTTTGACCCAGATGATAAAATCAGTGGCGGTCAAGGCTTTATCTACGCTTCGAGTATTGTTGTAGCTATGCGTAAACTTAAACTTAAAACAGACGCCGATGGTAATAAGACTACAACAGTTAATGGTATACGTGCGGCTTGTAAGATTATGAAAACACGTTATGCTAAACCATTTGAGTCAGTGCAAGTCGAAATTCCATATGATACTGGTATGAGCCCGTACAGTGGATTAACTGACTTAGCTGAAAAAGCTGGTATGTTGGTTAAAGATGGCAACAGACTTAAATTCACTACAAGTGTAGGCGAAGAAATCAAACAATTCCGTAAAGCATGGGAACATAACGAAGATGGTTGTTTAGACAAAGTTATGAATGATTTCGGCAAGGTTGCAGTTACGCTAAGTACTGATACAACAACTGATGAAGAGGAAGAAGCATAAATGAGCATTGATGTAGAAATCTTAAGTGAAATGTGGCTTACAGTTAAAGAGTATGTATCACAAAAAGACAGGCAAGCAGTAGCAGATCATGTTATTAATGTTGTAGCAGACCACAGCATTACAGAAGCAGATCTGAAGAAGTTTGGCGGTACTGATGCGTATCTGCGACGAGCAGTTGAAGAATACTTAGGCGAAGAAGCTGAACCCGAAAACGACTACGACGACGAGTAAATATGTGGTATAACAAAGTAGTACAAAATATTGGCAACTTACCTGACTTCATTGATTACTATAACACTGAATTAGATCAAGCAAAACGTGAAGTTAAGGTATACGGCAATATTGAAAAAGGGTTAGCATCATTGCCAGGAGTTACAGAGCAACGCTTTAATCAGTTACAAGAGATTGAAGCGGTGCTTAACTTTCTCAACATCAAACTTCGCAAAATCCGCCAAGACCATTACAAAAAGTATCTCGAAAGCTACGCACGTGCGTTAACTTCTCGCGATGCTGAAAAGTATGTCGATGGTGAAAGCGAAGTAATTGATATGGAAACTATTATCAACGAAGTCGCACTATTGCGCAACAAGTGGCTTGGCATCATGAAAGGGCTAGAAGCAAAATCATACATGATCGGACATATTGTTAGACTGCGTACAGCAGGAATGGAAGATGCAACAGTCAATTAATCCAGTAGACGAATTATTAGAGCAATGGGAAGAAATGAAATATT